GAATTTTAGTATAAACTCTACGTTGTAGTGTTCCTTGAGTATTTCCACCACCTAGTACGTTAGTCTGTACTGGGAATGGAGCTACAGTATTAACAATAGCGTTAGCAGTATTGTTAGGTCCTAAAGGAATTGCAGCACCAGCTACAGCTCCAGCAGCGTTAAACTGTTCTGATAAACTAGTACCATTTACAGCTTGCACGTTAGCAGCGTTAGTTACACCATTTCTAAAGATTCTGTCTAAGATGTATTTGTTGATAGATTGAGTTAACTCATTTACCAATACAGCTTCAACTTGAGCAACAGCGTCAATTCCGAATTGCTTCAGATCTTGAACTTGTTCTCTAGTTACAGCAGCAGCAACTTGGAAAGTTTCAGCAGCTATAGACTTGTTGAATAAACTTAGTCCCATGATGTTATCAACAGTTGATTCACCTACACCTCTTTGGTAAGGATCTAAACCATTAATATTCTGGTTAGCAAATGCAGGCGATCCTGTAGCAGGGTCGTTTGCAGGTTGGAAAGCATTACCTGAGAAACCAGTAATATGGTCTTCTAAAGCTTTTACTAATCCTAATCCAGATACAGCAGCGATTGTTCCAACTTGTAACATTGCTGCATTACCTAATACTACAGATGATCCAGCTCTTACAGCAGGAGCAGCAGCTCTTACAGCACCATATAAAGCTCCACCACCTACGATAGAATTGTATATAGTTGAACTAGCAGTTTCAGCACCTTGTGCATAAGTAAATCCACCGTTATATGATGGGAAACCTACTAACGCAGTACCTGCACCAGCAGGGTTAGCAATAATTGCAGAATTATTAGCTCTTACTCTGAATATTGGAAAACCATCTATTCTTGAGTTACCTACAAAAGTTAATTCGTAGTTAGCAGCTTTTAAATCATTAGCAATTGGAGTAGTTGCAGCAGTTGATGAATTAGCACCATCAGCATATACTACATCATTTACAACAAACGTGGTAGCAGCACCACCATTTGCTACAAGATAAGTAGCAACGTTGAATTTGATTAGTAATGGAGAAGCAGCAGTATCTAAAGCGCCGTTAATAGGAGCTCCTGATCCTCTACCTCCACCGTATACAAAGTCTAGGTAAGTTAAAACTCCCATTGGGCCTTGCATTGGTACTACAGGTACTAAGTCTAAACCTACAGTCTGTGCAGCTACTTGCATTGCAAGTGGTAACAAAGAAAAAGGTCTGTCTCCAGATCCGGCAGCTTGTGCTGGGAAAGCATTCATTGATCCAGGGTTTCCTGGCAATGTAACGTTACCCATACTTTGAACATTCATGTTCGGGTTAAGGTGTACAGTATTGTAAACACTCTCATTAAGGTTATGGTAATGGCAGTACTTAGACATCCAAGCTAACTTAGATTTTTCAGTAATTCCAGTACTTTCCTCAATAACAGGTCCCCAAGTCTTTTGAACCTCAGCCTCGTTGATTAATTGATTTGCGTACATTATTTAAAATTATTTTTCGCATTTTTGTGGAATATTAAAATATTCCGTTTCTAATCGCCTGAGCCCTTTTCTTCTTAGCTATTCGATTATATTGTTTAGATTAAATGATTATCTATTTAATCTGAATTTCATTTTTTGAATTAAATCTGCAGAGAAGCTTTCATTTAATAATGGCTCAGTTTTTTCTTGAGCAGCTTCAGCAGCAGTTTTGTTTTCATTAAGTGTTTCTAAATTCATTTGAGTATCTCTAAGATCTCTTGTTTGCCAAAAGTTATTAATAGCATAAGGAGTACTTAAAGAATGGAATTTAGATTCAGAAATTATTTGTTCTTTTCTGTTTTCAGAAAGAGCATTCCATTTATCAGAATACTTTGATGGCATATCATCAATAAAGTTAATTGCCTTTCTTTCAGTTATAAAACATGATTCCCAAACATTTTCAGCTTGTACAGTTGACATAATAGAATCAGCATTCATTGATTCAACTATTAAACTTCTTTTATCTTCAGATAAAGAATCAAATTCATTCTTTTTAGATTCTGATAAGAAATTCATAAAGTGCATTTCAGATAGATTCTTAGTTTCTGCTTTAGAAATTAATTCCGCTAACTTTTCACTAATAGTATCTTCGTATGTTTTCATTTCTTTCATACACTTATCGCACATTTCTTTTACTTTACCTTTATCAGCATCTGGATACTTTTCGCATATTGCTTCATATTTCATACCTTCTCCCATACACTTAGAAACTTCTTCATAAGTTGGAGTGGCACCTTCAGATACTTTTTTCTTAATTGCATCAGCAGCAGCAACACGAGCAACAGCAGCAACAGCAGGAGCAACTTCAGAAATTTCTTCTGATTCATTAATTGCTTCACCTTCTGTATTAGTTATGCTTTCTGCAATATATTCAGAATATTTTATACTCTTAGTTAAATTTTCAGCTACATATTCAGAATAAGCAATATTTTGATCTACCTTTTCTGCAACATACTCAGAATATTTAATTCCTTTCTCTAAGCTTTCACCTAAATAATTAGAATATTCAATTCCTTTGTCTGCTTGTTCAGCAACGTGCTCAGTATATTGAATTGAACTGTCTAGTTCTTCTCCTAAATAAGAAGCATAATTTTTAATCTTATCTACGTTCTCTGCAATATAGTCAGAGTGAGATATGCTCTTGTCAAGATTTTCTGATAAGTATTCAGTATAATCAGTAACCTGATTTACTTTCTCTGCAATATGCTCAGTATATTTAACTAGCTTTTCAATTAACTCATCGTTATTAGAATTTGCAGATTCCTTAACACTGTCTAATGTATCTTTAACGTATTCAGTGTACTTATTAAAATCTTCAACGGTTACAAAGTTTCCTGTTGTCTTTTCCATTGTTAAATCTGTTTTATTTGTTTTATTTATTTCATCTTCTGAGCTATCCATTTCATAAATGTATAAACCTTCAGTATCTTTAAAACCATAAGATTCATTTACTCTTGCTAATTCAGCATTTTCAAATCCTGGATCTGCAACTAAATCATATGTAAAGAATTTTTTAATTTTAACTTTACCAGCTTCATCTACAGTTCCAGCGGCTCTACTTGAAATATGTAATGGAATACCATCTTCTATTAATGCTTGTGCCTCTTTTCCTTTTGATGTATTAAGTAATCTAATTCTTCCTAATACTTGTTTCTTATTGCTATCATAATTTAAATCTTCAATAACATGAGATACGTTTGATAAACTAATGTCAAAATCCTTAGGGTGGTCTAATTCACCTAAAAGTTTATTTGTTTTAACTTTTTCTTTTAGTTCGTTAATATGAGGAAGAACTTCAGCTTCTTCATAAATTCTATTATTTTTGTTCTTTACTCCGATCTCTGTAAATACGCCTTCAAGCACAACAGAGCCATCGGCATCTTTTGTCATACTTAAATTAGACTTAGATCTTTCTAGAATTAAAAGTTTCTTATTTGACATCTTTCTAGTATTATTTGTTTTATATATTATAACTCTTAATAGTTTTTAGATATCCGCTAACGGATCATCGTCCATACCATCAGATTTTTCCTCGGGCTTAAAATCATCTTTATTAGCACCTAAAAGAATCTTTTCAATATCTTCTTCTTTATAACCTGCTTTTTCTAATTCCTCGCGCTCCTTTGCCCTAGCATTAGCCTTTATATCATCACGAGTAAATCCTCCGTATCTCTTAATTAAGAATCCTAAATCAAAATATGGTATTTCCTCCATATCAGGTCCCATCGTACTTAATTGAGTTTTTAAGTTACCTATAAAATCAACACGTTTTGTTTGAAGTTCCATTTCTTTCATTTCTTCAAATACATTATCTTTTATAAAATCTAATCCTAAACCAGCTTTGAATGAAATATCATTTTTTAATTCAGGGTGATTAAGGCACATTTGAAGATATACAGGTTTAACTAATATTTCTTGCCATATAGATCTTAATCTTGAAATAAATCTACCAAACTTAATTTCGTCTCTTAGCATACCGCTTGCTTCCATATCATACGTGTTTCCACCTTCTCTATCAAACCTAGAAAATGGAATCTTAGAAGCTAATTGTAATTTATCAGAGAAATATTTTAAAGATTCAGTATCGCCTAAATCAGGACCATCCCCACCTATTGTTTGAATTTCTGGTGATTCACCATCTTTAGAAGGTAACCAATATTCTTTATTGAATGGCATCATTGGTTTACCATTAGTTTGAATTTCACCACTTTCAAAGTTAAAGTCTACAACCTCACGATATGAATTCATTAATGTTGCTAGAGATTGCTTTGCTCTTGTTTTAGATTTACCACCAACTGGTATTGTAAACTGTGTTTTAAATGAAGCATTAGACACAGCCCATATAATTCTACTGTGTTCCATTATTCTTAAAAGATTAAAAGATCTTATTAATCTTTCTACATAAGATATTCTCATTGGTGAATTTACAGAAGAATATGAAAGGTATATTATTTGTGAATCCCATAATTTTCTTTCCTTTGCACCTTCACCTTTATATTGTATCCAAACTTTTTTACCATCATCAGTATCAATTCCTGGCATTAATGATATTGGATCTAATTCTTTAAAACCAATAATTTCGGTTTGCTTATCATTATAAACAATTTCAAAAGCAAGGAATCCATCAATTAACCATTTTCTAAAATAATTCCACGGAGCAACAGAATCATTAAATCCAAAGTAATTATAGATATTATTATATACGTCATTAATTTCTTCTTCTATTGATTCTCCTATATGTCCATTAAATTCAGCATATGCCATATAATTAGATTCATCAAATACAATTGCTTCATCAGTTAATACATCTAAGATATCTTCTATCTCATCTTGTACTGCAAAGGTTCTTAACTGATCACGCTTCCCTGTATAATCTTGATCGAAAAACGCAATGTTTTTCTTCATGTTAGTATCAGTTAATGATAAGGCTGCAAATGCACCATACATATCATCACTATCTGATCCCATTGGATTAAATGTATAACCCATCTGGTTTTCAGTATAACCAACAGCTCTAGAATTACGAATGATCATGTCATCGTATGCCATTCCTAAATTAGAAAGATCTTTAAGAATTCTTCTAACGGGGTTTCCTGTACTTAAAGGTCCTCTTCTATCTGTAAAACCTGCCATATTTTTATTTTTTATTAGTTTATATATTCTTGTAGTATAATGATTGTGCTTGATTTATATTTCCACCGAAAAAATCATCTTCATTATTTACAGTACCCATATACCAGTCTTCATAACCTAAGACATACGGATTTTTCATTTTATTAACCATGTACTGTCTTGTACAATAAGTTAAGTTATATTTTTTACCTAATGCTCTCTTTACAAATTCCCATTTAAAAGTGGTGATTGCCTTTTGGTTTTGTGTAGGTATGTAAGCTGCATTTTTAAAATCAGGAAATCTCATAAAGGACTTTACTAACTCTTCCATGAAAGGAAGCCTAGCCTCATAAGGCATATAATGTAAATTTATACCTAATTGATGTTCATTATCAGATTCACCTAAACCTAATACCAAAGGTTTAGTATCATAAAAAGTTTCTTCGGTAGTATAGTATTCAAAACAATACATTTTACCTGCCTCCAATAATCCTTTAGACTTAAGGCCAACAATTGGAATGTCTATCGCAGATTGTTTAGATGCAATAGTTCTACTTCTATATTCAGCTAAGTATAATTTAAGATCTTCGTTATATTCTCCAATAAAAGCCATTAAAATAGTTTTGAGTCTTCAGTTAAAAGCATTACCTTACAGTTTCTTTCTTTTGCCATTTTATTAAGTGCATTTGTTTTACATAAATTTCTTACATAAGATTCATATGCATATTTAAAATTTTTTAATGCTTTAGCTGTTTTTCTTTTAGGTTCTTTAGGTTTTTGTAATTGTGCCTTAGGTTTTATTTCTACAACATATTCCTCTATAGTTTCTCCCTTTTTCATTTTAATAAAAAAGTCAGGATAATATTTATGAAACTTATTATCTAACATATTAAAATAAGGTATAGAGAAAGGTTCGGAGATCCACATTATTACATCTTCATTATGATCACACCAGTGACAAAACTTTCTTTCCCAGCTACTTCTATATATAATAGGTCCTTCTCCTCTATACTTCTGAGGAAATTTAGGTTTATAATAACCTTGCTTGTAACCAGATTTAACTGTAGGCTTAACCTTTTTAATGCTCATAGGCAATTAACTATATTGTATAAATTCCTTCGCTATCAGCGCTACCATTAATTGATACTGTGCCATGATATTTTTTTGGATGTAATTTATTCCAACCTTTTGCAAACCCTCTTTTAGCTATTTCAGTAAAATAAGCAAATGCATTAGTACTTTTCTCAGGATTAAAGTTTCTCCAATATCTATAAAGATCCATGTAAGCATAAGCAATACAATCTTGCCTATCTTCTGGATTTCTATATGTTAATTTTCTTGAACACTTATCAGCTAATAACATTAAAAATTCTAATGCCTTCGGTGTTAATTCACCATGTTCTTTTGATAAAACAATTTGATCTAATAAATCTCTATTGTTTAAATAATTTCTTTTTCTTGCCATTAGCTTTAGTTTATTTTATTATTATATACAAAAAAGGACCGATTGTTTAATTTCAATCGGTCCTCTAATTATATTAAACTAGAATGTATTTTAGGGATTAAATCTTAACTTCTAAATCTTCTTTAGGAAGTACAATACTTTTTCCATTTTTAGGAATAATGATTGTTAATAAATCATCATCTCCTAAGGAAGCATATTCTTCAGCATTAACTAAGACTTCTTGTCTCTTTTTAAGACCCTGACCGTTCTTTTTAACTGATGCTTCTACGAAACCATCGTTTAAATAGTCGTCTTTAGTTTTTTTTTCAGAAATATATGAATCAGCTAATTCTTTTTCTTTTCCATTTAACTCTTCAGCTATTAAATTTAAAGCTTCAGTTAATTCTTCAGTTTCACCTAACTTTTTAATAGCAGCTTCAACTTCAGATTTCTTTTCTTCTAGGAAAGAAATTGAATTAGTAAGATCTTTTCTTTTATTTTCTTCAATTGCTTTATCATTATCTTCAGCGATTAATCTTTCAGAAAGAATTGGAGAAATATCGAAATTAATAAATTCTTTTACAATTTCTACAGTTTCAGTAGCAGTATTGTATTTCTTCATTTCATTTAATCCCATTCCTGGATTTACTGTGTTAACATATATTGCTTCATCTAATGCAATTACACTTAAAAATACATCTTTATGTGATTGTGATTGGATAGTTGTGAAGTTATCCATTTCAGCGATTAAATCAACAGATTCAAAGAATTTACAAATTTTATCATTTTGCCATTGGTTTCTGTATCCTGAGAAGTTAGTTGCTAATAAAGCTTCTTTTAACTCAATGATACTATAGTTAGTCATATCAACTTTACCCATTGTTAATGTTCCTTCAGTAATGTTATATTCTAATGATTTACTATTTTCTCCATGTAATGAAAGAATGTTTCCATTTCTTGAGAACATATCTAAACCTTCACATACATCAAAGAATCTTGGATCAGTTACATTAGCTTCAGTAATGTCAGTTCCGTTATAAGTATAATTCTTTCCGTGTAATCTAAATGTTAAATTATTTTCAGATTCTAAAATTGGAGAAAGAGAAGTTACAACTTTACCATTTGCAGTGGAAGCAACTTTAGTATCTTCAGCATTCATTTCATTTATAATTGCTTTAGCATCCATTGACCATGGGTGTTTTGCAGCAACTACAGAAAATTTAGATTTTACATCTGATTCATTTAATAAAGAAACTAAATCATTTGTTAATGATTCTATTAATTTTCCTTTTTGATTTTCTGTTCTTTCAATAGATTCACTAATTCTAAATTGCCATTTAGTATTATTATATGATTCCATTATATACTCTCTTAATTCAGAAATTGGTTGTAGCCAAGTTGATTGAGCTAATTTAGTATATAAGTTTCTTGCAATCTTAAATTTAAGATTAGGGTTTGTTGAATTTTCTATCTCTTCACTAATTTGTGAAAGGTCAGCATTTTTCAATTTCATAGGGAATGCTGTTATTGCCTCCTCTAAAATAGTTAAAGATTCCTTAACAGAATATGAAACTCTGGAATTATCATTATCCATAGTTTTTAAGCCGTTAATACTCTCCATAACGTTTTCATACAGATCTGTTAATGTAAAGTTCATTTTGTTATGATTTTTTTGATTATTATTTTCAGTGTATATATCGGATTTGTCTTTGTGATTTTCTAAATACTTAGCTATTCCAACTTCAGCCATAGTTTGAGGAATACCCATCCCAACTAAAATAGTCATGACTTGTTCCTTAGTCATTGAACCACTATGGTCAATTTTAAAGTCATTATCTATATCCGACATTCTGCCGCTTTGCTGAAACAATACATGAATTATATCCAATAATTGTTGTGGAGGATTCTGTAAGTATTCTTGGTCTTGGTTTATGCCGGCTTGCGGTTCTACCCTACCATCAGCATATACTTGCGTTTGTCCTTCGTTCATTGTGTTTTCCATATTACACTATTTGATTTGTTTTATATATTATAAGTCTCATCGGTTAATTATATTCCAGTATCAACTGATCCTAATCCTGACTCTTCTACTTTTGGTTTTTTATCTACTCCACGATAAAGCTGACTCTCAGCGGACTCAGGCACTATTGGTGTAGATGTTATTGTTGATTCCATGTAAGGGCCTCCAGTTTGTATTGAATTAGGATTAATGTATCCTCTATTGCTAAAGGTACCACTAGGTTGTACTTTTAATATACTCTCTTGTGACATATCGAATTTTTGGAAGATACCACCAAAATAAATACCTAATTCATTATCTTTTCCAGATCTAAGCATTCCAACACCAGCAGCTTTAGGATTTGCTATAATAGCTTCCTTTGTCATAAAGTCAATTTCAGGTATTAATATTCCATTTTCAAATACAGGCATAAAAGTTTTTACCTCTATATCAAAAGTCACCTCAAATAATTTTTTATCATTTAATTGAAATTCAAATAATCTATCTTGGCTATAATCTTCTGGTACTTGGCAACTTGCCTGTATCCTAAACATTCCTAAGTCTACTTGAAATAAAGTATTCTTATAAAGTTTACTCATTAGAGATTCTGTAACCTTTAACATTTCTAGATTATCAGAACATACTATGGTTGTACTAAATGTTATATTAAGTGGTAAAAAATTTGTTTCTAAAGAAAAGGTTTTTAAAACACCTTCCCATTCTCTTACAAATTCAGATCTTACAAATTTATTTGTTTGATTACCAGAATCTATAGATATCCCAGTCATTTGTAATATACCTCTAGGAACTGTTTCATAATCACCGATTGCTTTACCTGCAGCCTCAGCATCATATAAAAAGTTATCCATTAAAAATCTACTATCTCCTGTAATTGAATAAAAGAAAGGAACTGGTATTTTCTTTAATGTATCGGCATCAATTTGATTATAATAGTATACCTTATCTTTTAATTCTGCTAAGAGAGCTACAATAATATATCTAATGATAGTATTATCATAATTAAACTCTTGATTATATGCTGACATCTATTAAGTTAATTTTTTCTTGTATTATATTTATCCAATAGTTTCAATTGTAAATTCACTAAAGCCTGCATCTTTAGTTATTTCTAACTTTTTATCAAAGTATTCACTTGGTAATACTGTATGATTAATTACAAAAGTATTGAGGCCTATATCTTGTATTGTATCATGAAGTATGTTAATTATATGATATACACCGTCTGAATCAATAGAAGAGAAGATTTCATCTAAAAATAAAATATTAAGAGATGGGAATCTAACTTTAATCATTTTCATTAATGCCATGATAATTACAAAATCAACTTTTTTCTTTTCTCCTGTACTTAATGTCTTAGGGCTAATCTCTGTACCTAGATGATGTAATGTACAATTAAATTTATCATCAAATCTAATACCAAAAGGAATTCCCATTTCCCTACCCATTAAAAGTATATGATTGTTAAAAGAAGGTAAAATAGATCTAACTGCTAAGTTTTTAATACCACCTTCACCCATAAGGTTTTCTAATATAGTTAAATAAAAATCTTCTCCTTCACTTTTTAATTTATCATCTGACTTTCCTTTCTTGCGAAATTTAAAATCTTTCACTAATTGTTTAAGATTAGTTGAAGAATCTGATTCATCCTTTTCAGCTAATTCTATTAACTTAGATTTTAAGTTCTCCATCTGAGTTTCTAGTTGACCAGCCTTTACATGTATTTGTCTACCTTTTAGTCTTAAATCATTTAGCTTACTAACCGAATCTTCATATTCATTTTTGACAGATTCAAATTGTTCATTAAGAGTTATTAATGAATCTTCTTTTTCTTTTTTAATATCTAAATGAAAATCAGAAGTTAGTGGTGCGGTACATGTAGGGCATGTTGAATTTTCAAATAACTTTAAATCTTCTTTGATATTTGATATCTTATTATTTAATGCTGAATGTTCAGATGCTTTATTTCTAGAATTTAAATCTAATTCTTCTAATTTTGTTTTTGTATTTTTAGTAACTTCATTTAATTTTTTTCTATTTTCATTTAGAGAAATTAAATCTTCTTTTAATTTTTTGACTTTTGATTTATCTTTCTCTGCTGTAAGTATTTCTATTTGTTCTATCTTATCATAAACTGAATCAATAGATTCTGTGAGAGTTCTTATTTCATCTTCATAAGTTTTAATCTCATCAATAATTCCTCTTCTCTGTTCTTTCACGGCTTCTGCCATTTCATTTATAATAGAAAATCCAAATATTTTATCAATAATTCTTTTCTTGTCATAAGGTGACATTGTAATAAAAGACTTAAAATCATTAACAGATAAGATTATAACATTCTTAAAAACATGATAAGGTATTTCATAAATTTCAGTTTCTAAAAAATCTTGTAGGTTTACTTTACCTGCAACATCATATTCAGCACCATTTAATTTAACATTAAATATACCTGGATTAATCCCTCTTTCTATCTCAATTGAGTTACCTTTTGATTCCATCCAGATTTTACCCCATAATGCACTATTGACTCTGTTAGGTAAATCTCTTAAGGTTGCACCTTCTACTTTACCATAACATAAATAAGTTATAACTTTTGCTAATGTACTCTTGCCTGCACCATTTCCACCTAGTACTAAATAAAGATTACTTTTATCTTTTTCAAAGTCTATAACTTGTATTCTATTGCCATAGCTAGCAAAATTTTTAAATTCTACCTTTTTAATCTTCATAGTTTGGTGATAATGTTCTTTTGTATAATTCTTGTACAGATATTTTTAATCTTTCTTTTAAATCCTCATCATATTCTAAAGAATTAATATACTCTGCTGCAATGTTCATTAAATTTAGTTCTCCATTAAAATCTGATAATTCACCATCTTCAATATCATAAGGATTTTCTTCATCATAAATTCTAGGTTCTAATTTTCTAGCAACGCCATCTAAATAATCCATAAACTTATTAATGTTGTATTTACCTAATACATTAGAAGGAATAAAAACATCAACGAAATTATCTCTTATTTCCTTTTCTATGTCCTCCATACGCATTTCTAAAATATTATTAATATAATACCTAATAAATTTTGGACTTACATTATTTTCATAAAAAGTATGATCTCCTGTTTTTAAATCTAAAAGATATATCCCTTTTTGATTTCCTCTATCAGAGCGAGTCATCTGATAAGGATTACCTACTAGAATAAAATTACCTTTTTCTTGTCTATAATGAATATGCCCAGAATAAACTCTCTTAAATCTTTTAAATGTACTTACTGCATTACCACCATCATGTAGATGTTTTGTGCTAGGACTTATTTGAACTCCTTGTGTTTCAGTATGACAAAACATATAATCCACATTTTCTTTAACCTTTTCCAATGTTTCCTTTTCATGCTCACTATTTCTTCTCCACGGCATTAACAAACATGTTGCATCGTCATACTTTAATATCTTAGGTTCTTTTAATACATTTACATTAGGTAAATATTTTAAACAATCAACTGATGAGATTTCATTTGAATTCTTTCTCATTATATCATGATTACCTACAATAATATGAATGTCTGGGAATATTTTACCTAATTCTTCAAAAACTCTAATAGCTAAATCTTGTGCTGCGAGATTAACACTTTGTCTATTATCAAATACATCGCCTAAATGATAAAGAACATCGCCTTTTTTATATTCTTTCTTTAATAAAGGTATAAAGAATTCAAAAAAATAATCTTCTATAATTTTTAGCCATAATACTGAATTTGATCTACACCCTAAATGAGAATCACTTACCATCCAAATTCTTTTTGCCATATTAAAAAAGTTTTCTGATTTTTCTTTTTTCTAAAATATTGTACTTATCATCTAATTCTTTTATTAATTCATCTTTAAATTTATTAGATAATGAATTATAAAACTTATTTGGAAATACATCAAAGTAATCTGATAGAACTCCAAATAAATCAATCCTAGTATAATCATTTCCAGTTTTTTCAATTATGTAAAAGAATACTTTATTGATTTGTACTTTATTTAATTTTTTAATAACACCTTCAGGTGTAGCTTCGTTAAGATGTTCAAATTCACTACCTTTTATTAGATTATCAATTACTTCAAATAAAGCATCATAGTGCATCTTATCATCTGGATCCATATCACCTCCAAAACCTGAAGCAACTGTAAAGTTTATCTTTTGGCCTCCTAGATCCTGTTCACCGTAAGTATTGTTAAAGATTTTATCTTTTTCTTCATACTTAGATTTTTTATCGTCTTCGCCTTTTGTTAAGACTTTTTTCTTTTTACCCCACATAATTTATTTTTATTTTTCAAACATTATATTATACTGATTAGTGTATTCTTGATCTCTTGCAACTATTTTAAATCCATGAGATTCTAAAAATGAAATAATTTCTGTATCCATTTTTTGATCTTCCCAGTGTTGAATACTTTCTACTTCAATTAATATTAATTTTGTATTTTTAAGAATCTCTTTTGCTCCTTCTAATACTTGTAAACCACAGCCCTCTACATCTATCCATAATACATATGAATTATCTTTAGAATGAAGGCTATCTAATGTAAAGCAATCTACTTCAGTTAATTCATATTTTAAATCAGAATAAGTTTCGGTATTTCTTTTTAATAAAGAATTAGCGCCAGACTTAACATAGTCTTTCATTATGTAAAAATTAACCTTTCCTGTTGTATTAAATATTGCAAGGTTTTTATAATTAACATTCTTTAAGTCTTTATCATTACGATACATTTCATAAATATACTTATTTGCTTCATATGCAAAAATACTTATATTTTCAATGTTAGATAATTCTTTAGAAGCAGATGCTTCATATGCACCTATTTCACAGAATATATCTGGTTTAATTTCTTTCGCCTTTTTATAGAATAAAGAAACTAATTGTTTATTTGTTAATATGTCCATATCTTTAGTGAGTAATTTCATCAGTTTCAGTTAGCCTCATATGTTCATAATCAATATTAAATTTACATCTTGATCCCTTTCCTTGCCCATCTCTAATTTTTAACACCTTTAACCAGTATTCACGCTCTGAATGCATTATAGAGTCTTGTATTAATGCATACATTACATCAGCAGTATGAGCCAATCCTGCTGATTCTGCAATATTCTCCATTCTTACTTCAGTTGCATCCCACGCGCCACGATTAATTTGTGTAGCTGATATAACAAGCATATCTCTTTTAACAGCCAATGCTCTAAGATCTTCTGCAATTTGTTTAATCTTCATATAAGTATTTTCTGTATTAGGATTTCTATAATTTGCAAGAATATTAATATAATCTACAACTAATACATTTACTTTATGATCGGTTGTTTCCTCCAGATCTTTTAGGTAAGCTTCAATATCTGGTATAGTTCCTTGTGAAGTTGGATATTCTTTAACAAATAATTTACCAGGAGGTAATAATCCTCTTGATACTTTTTCCAATCTTCTTTTCATATAATCTCTATTTCCTGAATTTTTATCATAATCAGTCATAGGTATATGCAAAAGGTTAGCTCCTATTCTTTTTAATACTTTTTGAGCCGACATTTCTGCTGTAATGAAAACTACATTATGACCCATCTTTACAAAATTAGCTGCATCGTTGGCTAACCATATAGATTTACCGATATTTTGTTCTCCAGCATAAACTATTAAAGATTTAGTATCATACCCACCACCGGATACCCTATCTACAAAAGACCATCCTGTTTCTATTTTCTTTGTTGTTCTTTGCACATGTGATTCAGGATTAAAAAAATCTAAACCTGTATCAGTATCAAAATTAATTGAACCATCAGTTGAAATCATTCCTATTGCACGCTGAACTACATCTTCAACATTTTCTGGTGATACATCTTGAGTTTTAACATATTCAATTGTTCTTACTAATTGTTTATCAAAATGTTTCCACTTAACCCACGCCTCTCCAGTTCTTTTTAACCAATCTTGATCATATTCATTAATATTAATATCATAAATAGATTTTACAATATCAGGAGATATTTCATTAGGATCATCTTTAACTAAAGCTGACATCTGTTGTTTAGACGGGCTTTCACCAAACTTTAAATAAAAATCTTTTGATAATTTTGCAATTTGATCTAAGTCCCTATTTGCAAAAAAGCCTTTACCTGTACCTTTCAGATAATGTGGCTTTGTTAAAAAATAGTTAAAGAAAATCTTTTCGTGATCTATGCTTGATTTCATGTAGTTTTATTTTTATATGCTAAAAAACATAATTAGTTTTATTCATAAGGATTTTGTATAACCTCATAAGTAGTATATGCCGAATTTGAAAAATCAACTTTAATGCAATTTATTTTTAAAAGTTTTTGCAATATTGTATTACATTCTTTATCTGATAAATTCCACCTCTTTGCCATAGAAACATTTGTAAACTTTATTTCTTTAGCAACCTTTCCACAATAGTCTCTAATTAATTCAAAGAGTACATCTTCAGCATCTGGATAACCCGGTTGAGTTGTGTGATTACCTAATACATACTTAACTTTAAGTTTAGCAGTATTAAGCAGTTTCGGTAGCATCCTCAGTAGAAATTATATTAGTTAAATCCTCGGCTTTCATTTCATCAACACCGTATGTGAACTTTTCTGCTACGATTGGTTCCAACATTTTTAATACACTATCGGTTAAAACTTCAGTTGTATATAATTGATTTAAATCTACGGAATCATTTAAATGTTTTACGCATATCTTCCTAGCTGTTGCTGCAGGTTGAAAATAAACTGTAATATCTTTTTTATCTTTTTTAAATGAATGTTTTCTACATTCACCTTTTCCTATATCTGTTAATTTATTGAATTGACCTTCAGTAATAAACCTACCTCTTTCAATACCGCACGTATCCCAGCTAATGTATTCTTCTAAACCTACATAAGGATTCATACCCTTATTAAAGGAAATATGAAATTTAATATTTGTTGGTTTTGCAAATCTGTTTTTATTTGGTTTAGCAGTTACAATAATTCCAGTTTGCTCAACGCCTTCTTTAAGTTTAGCCTTTCCTAAGAAAAGAATAATGGATGCTGCATATTCTGGACCTGTACCACCTCCACCTACTTGCCTAGAAAACAGATCTTGTGTTTGGTATGTATGATTAGTAAATAAGAAAGGTATTTTACAGATACCAAACTGAGTCATAATAATTCTAAAGGTAGATTTTAGTAATTTAGCTCTTGTCATATCAGCCTTACTACTTCCACTTTTTGCATCATCTATTTCTTTTTGAGTTGCAAGGTTACCTGCAGAATCTAAGACTACCATAATTTTTGGTAATTCGATTCCTTTTTTCTTTTGTTCAATTAATACATCAGTTATAGCAGTTACTGAACTTCTAAATTCTTGAACAGTATTACAAGGTTCATATCTAAATTTTGTTGGATCAATTCCAAATTTTTCAACTAAGGTTTTGTCTACTGCGTTTTCTGAATCATAAAATACAATACTATAACCCTGTTGCTGTGCTTGTTTAATTGCATTTAAAATAAGATAAGTTTTACCAGTACCTGATGGTCCTGCTAATGCAACTGCTCTATTATTAGGATAGCCACCAAATAAAGATCCTGTTAAACACGCGTTAAGATGAAAATTTCCTGTTGGTATATAATGATCAATTTCTGATATTGTTGATTTGTCTAAAGTATCACCGTATTCTGATATCTTTGACATTTCTTTGTTTAAATCTGCGAATGAGAATTCCTTTGCCATATTATTTTTTGTTTATTATTATATTGATTTTTTACCTTTTGTTTTAATTAAAAGAGGCTTGTGGTGTAAATCAAATTTCTGTTAAATGCCTTAAATCCCATCGCAGTTACCACACGATTTATTGGATCTAAAATTGTCTTTTCAAATTGTCTATCATGATCCATTTCTGGTGCAAACTCATAAGGATATTCACCAGGAGCAAATGCAAATACATCGCATGATTTATCTTTAGAAAAATACATCTTACATTTTTCTCCATTTCCTAAAGGTTGATACTTACCTTTTACTGATGAATTATTTAATAAGTAATTATGATAACCTGCAGATCTTACACCGATTGGACACCTTGATCCAAATTCAAAAGCTTCATAATCATTTACAATATATTTTTGATAATTATTTACTTTTCTTGAAAAACATATTTGGTCTACATTAGCTAATTTAAATTGTCTTTTAATATCTTTAAGCAATGCAGCAAAAGCTTTCATATCTAATTTATCAACAGAAAATATGTAGGTTAATAAATCCTTTAACTTTTCTCTAGCAAATATTGGTGTTGATGATTGAATAATTTCAAAACCTTTAGAACTAATTTTAGATAAGTCATCATAATGAATATCAGGATCTTTCCATACAATGTTTTGCATATACTTTTTCTTAGCTAACCATATTGCATTTTTTGCAATGCTTTCTAATTCAAATGATAAAAAGTTTTCTGCATTATTATCATCAGCATATTTTTGAAGTATCTTTTCTAAATAACCATTTACTCTAACTTTATATAATTTTAATATAAATTCTTTTTCATCACCTTCCCAACCTTCAGATTTTTCTATTACCTCATCAAATTTAACATACACAGAATCTGTATCAATATAAATACCTACAGGATTTTCTATTCTACCTGTTACTGTGATTCCCATTTCTTTATGAGCAGCAATATCTTTATGCCAATATTTACTGAAATACATATTAAGTAATTCTTCAGTATATAAAATTGCATCTTTACCTTGAAGTGTAATTGTTTCTGCTATATCAACATTAAAGAAATAAAAATAAGGATTACCAAATGCACCGTAGATAGAGTTGAGCATTAACTTAACGGCTTGCTCATAATTATAAAACTTACTTGCCTCTTTATTGATTTTTTGTAACTCGGTAAGTTCTGTCATTCTATTTTTAGTTTAAAGCGATTAGTTGTGCTGAGGTAGTTGTATAAGGTTGATTAATTACTAATGTTTCTCCGCTTTCAAGGTAAAGAGTTGATTTAGTAGAATCAAATAAACCTGTTACAGGATTAAAATATTCTGTTGCAAAATTAACATCTTCTTCTTTAAAAGTACATGGTGTTTGTTGAAAGGTTATAGTTTCAGAACCATTATTTGTTATTACTATTGGTCTTATACCAACATTAGTTACATATGCCATGATTTGTTTTTATTTTATTTATAAAAGAAAAAGGATAAAGGTAGTTTCGCTATCTGCTTCGTTTCCTTATCGGACCCATCGGATCTATTCACTACCTTTATCCAGATGAAGTTAGGAATTAATCTTCATCAGTTATCGCTACAGCCACAGTTAAGTGAGTGTTAGTATCTAAGGAGCGGAACACTACCTTATTACTACAAACGATTACTTTATAATTTTCTTTATCTAAAAGGTTAACGTATTTTTTATAAATAACAACCTTTTGTCCTTCTGCACCTTCTCCTTCATATGTATGAGCTAATGTAGCATCGTAAGAAAGACCTTGTACCGCAACACCTTTATCATTAACAGCTAATGTAAATGTATCTTCTTCTCTTTCTAAATTAAATAATGATTTCATTTTATCTACATGAGTTGTTAAGAGATCAAATTGAAATATACTTCCATCAGTTCCAAATGCACGATCAGTTTCCTCTTTACTCATTTCCATAAAGGATAAAGATGGATCTGCACATGCTAAGTTAATTTGAAGATCATCATTAGCTAGTGTAAAATCACTTGCCATTAATTCTCCATCAATTTCAGAATATTTAATCTTTCCTTGTACATCACCATTAAAATGAGACAGAGCATCTATAACTTTACTTCCGTTATAAAAGCTAACTTTTACTGGGTCAGTTATTTCTGTATCAAAGATATCAGATGTTGGTGTTGATACTAGTTTCACTGCATCCCTTTCTGGGAAGTATACAGATGAAACGGTTCCTTCCTTTCCAATTTTCATAAAAATGAATTTATCAATTGGTAAAAGTTTTTTGACGAATGTACTTAATTCGTAACCGTCAATTTTTTTAATAGTTGCTTCCATTGAATTTATTATTTGTTTATTGTTATATGCATTAATTTAATATAGTTTTAAAAAGTACTATTAACTTTATACTTCTTTTTAGGTATTGCTCCTAACTCTTCAGTTACTAAGATTTTTTGATTTGTGTTATCTTGTTTCATAAAGGTATAATTTGTCATCTTAGCATTACCTTCACAGAATTTCTTTACCTCAACAGCCATATCCATCGCAGTTGTTGCTGGTACATTTTGGGCAATATGATTAACTTGTCTTGCATCTTTAATACCAAAATCTAGCGGTAATCCCATTAGGTGTAACATTTCTCTAATGTTAAGATATCTGTTTTCTGTTGGATGTACACCATTAAACATATTTCTACCAATAAGAGCTGAAAAGCTTTCATTAAAGAAATGAGGTGATGCGTCCCAATAACCTAAGCCTTGGCTTGTTTTATATTTTTGATGCTCCAACATATCACCAAATGATTTTGTAGATTTTTTATTAGAAAAGCCTTGTTTATGATAATTTTTATCTAACCATTTAATGCATTCATCAAGTAATTCATGCTTTTCTAAATATTGAGCTATAGTACCTTTACCAAACTTCTTAGCAAATTCAGCATGAGTTAAACCTTCTTTTTCTAATACAAATTCATAAGGCTTATAATGGTCTGTTACCTTCCCAGCAACCATAAACATATCTTGTAGTGTTGCATCCTTTGGTATCTCTGCAAGATAATCAATAAGATGTTTCTTTTCTCTAAATTTCCAACCTAACATAGGTACTGTAGGTGTATTCCAAAAGAAATAAAATGTTCTTATTCTTCTCTGTGGTATTCCATGTAATTCAGTATTAGTTTTAATTAAAGAAAAACTATACCCATATTTTTCACCGATGGCTTTAAGATTATCAACAACACCCTCCCCCATTTTAGTGAAAAGCCCTGGTGCATTTTCTCCCCAAAGAACTTTAGGTTTAACATTCTCCAGAACATATTCTGCTGAATTATACATCCATTGATTTTGTGTAGCACCAGAACCTCTTGATGCAGCAGTACCGCTTGCAGAATTTAATTGAGATAAACCTGCACAGGGACAAACAGAATTTACAAAATCTACTTGTTCAAATGTTTTATTAGGAATATCTAATTCTTCATGATCTATTCTATACATAGGTACATCTGGCCAATAATCTTCTATATGACTTTCGTTTGCAGCAAATGCATCATAACTTAAATGAAATGCTGGTAAATTACCTGTTGCTTTATTACAACCTATTGCACTACCTCCGATTAACGGAATCATAGTACCCCATTTTAATTCTTTTTCTTTGCTCATATTTTTACTTTTTCAATTTCTAAATCTTCCATGAATGTAAAAGGATCAATGTTACCTTCTTCTATTTCATTTTCTAAATATACAATAGTTTCTTTAATTGTATCAGTTATATCTTTTTTAGGTTCCCATCCCATAGATTTAGCTTTAGATATATCTCCGTATGAATTTAATGCTTCACCTGCAATTGCATCATAATGATCAAATTCAACTTTAACATCCATAATATCTGCAATCAGATTTTTAAGATCCATTAGATTAGTCATTTTACCAGTTCCTAGATTAAATGTTTGGTTTGCAGTGTCTTCATTTTCCATACAAAGGATATGAAACGCATTAACATCTGATACATCAATATAATCTCTTGCTTTCATATAATCCCCAAACACAATAGGATTACGACCACCTTTAATTCTTAGGATAAAACCAGCAAATACTGGTGGTATAGTTCTTTCATAATCTTGTAAAGGTCCTGCTACATTAAAATATCTAAGTGCTGTATAATTTAATCCTTTAGTTCTATGATATGATTCTGCTAATAGAGCAAGACATGCTTTAGTCGTAGAATAAATTGTTGTAGGATCTGATTGAGTTTCATTATAACCACCTTCTCCCATTTCACAATTTTCATATACAGCTGAAGTTTCACTAAATATAATTCTTTTAACATCTGCTTTAAGACACCCATTCATTACATTAATGCTTCCTAAGATATTATTATCTACTGCTTCATATACATCTTCATGGCAATCATAAATTGAAACTAAACCTGCAAAATGATAAACATAATCAGGATTAAATTTTTCTATAATGGTTTCCACGAATTGATTTCTAATATCAACTCTATGAAAGTTTTCTATTTTATCATGTACTTTAGGTATATAAGTACCATGTTCCATATTATCAATTACAGCAATACATTTTGGATTGTGTCCTCGATTTAAAAGATCATTGATGAAATTAGTACCAACGAACCCAGCACCACCGGTAACTAGGATTTTTGTTTGTGAGTTATACATAGTTTTTAGTTTGTTATTTTATTATAAGCTTCCCAGATCTTATTATCTACATGTTCTCCACTATAATAAGAATCTTTTAAATATTTTTCCTGTAAGTTGTAAAATAATTTTTTATAATGATCAGGATTATCATTTAAAAATTGTACTTTCTTTTTTAAATCTTCCGGAGATTTACATCTAATGAAATGGCCATCAGGAAAGACATTAAAGTCAGTATCGTAAGACGGGTGTAAGAATGGTATAATACCATAGTGTAGCATTTCGGCATACTTAGAGGTTACCATTCCTTCTTTAATAGGTACACAGAATGTATACTTAGTAGAAAGTAATTCATCGGTCATTGATTCAATTCTTTTTTCACCTTTAAACCACTGAGGGTACTCTTTCTTTAATTCTTCATCCCATTTTCCATAAATATCAGTCTTAATATCATTCTTTACAACATAATCTCTAACAGGATCCCATCGGTCCATTCCACCCGAACCCTTCCCTTGGTTTTGTAACATCATAAATGAATTAGTCTTTTTCATTTCAAATAATTCATCAGTGTCATATCTCTTTTTATCTAAAAGAAATACAGTTTCAATTCCAGAATATTCATAAGTAGATTCAATTGTCTTAATATCTCTTAAAGGTGGATTACAAAAGAACTCTTCTGTTTTTGTAAAAGTATTTTGTGCTAAGTAATATGTTGGTCTATTATTATCATTCCAATCTTTACATGCTAAAATGTATCGGTTATCTACAAGTAAACCAACAATAGGAACTTTCTTTTCCAATTCATTCATTGCTTTAATTATTGGAGCTGCATAGTACTTAAAAAAGTCTAAAGATTTAACTCTCCCAGTTCCATCAACCTTATTAATAAAATCTGGTATGTTAACTGTACTTGATGGCCCAGTATAGAAAAAGATAAAATCTAAATCTAAATCTTTTATGTTTTGGGCAGCTTCATCAGCTGATTTCCTATCAGTCATTGTAGAGTGGAATTCTTTTACATTTGGTGGTGCAGCAGATTCAGTTTCAACAGGAGGACCGAATAGTGATTGAACCGCTGGTTTTTCTTTTGCTCTAACTCTACCTAAATCATTTGGACTTAATAACCAATAATCAATATTAGGATTTCTTTTTGCAATTGAATTAATTAATTGCTTAGGTTCGCAATCTCCTCCTATTGCTCCCCAACTATTTTCATTAAACTTAATCGCTTTACCAAGCTTAAAGAAACCTACTTTTTTTACATTTTCCATTTTAACAATTTTGAATTAAATCTTCTATTACTTCTTTATCATTTTCATATGTTAAATCATACCAACATATGTTTAGTTCTTCGAACTTTAAATTATTCATTGAATTAATCAAATGAGTAATTTCATATTCATTTCTATTTGACATTTTAATACTGTCAAGATTATTGAATGCTTCTTTAGAAAATATCATATAACCACAGAAGTATCTACCCGAAACAATTCCATGAGGTTTTTCAATAACAACATTTTCTAGTATAGATGCAAGTTGTAAATTTCTTGCTCTTGTATCATAATCTTTATAAGTTACAACTGTACTGTTTGGATCATGATATTCTAATCCTATATTTCCTTGATAATAATTATCTCCAAATAAACATAAGAATGCTTCATCAAATTTATCTGCCCATACCTTTATAGCTGCACCTGGACCATATTCATCATCCTTTTGGAATTCATAAAATATGTTAATGTCTTTTTTGTATTTACTTAACTTTTCAATAATAGGATGAGAAAGTTTTACATTATCTTTAAAAAAGAAATCTGCTTTACTGATTGTAATATAACAATCCTCTATTCCATTCTCCATACAAAATTCTACACAGTATTCAACTGTTGACTTTCCTAAGATAGGATCTACTAATTTATTTTTGCCATACCTAGTTGAGCGGCCGGCCGCTAATATAATTGCTTTACTTACTCTTTTCATTTACTATACTTTATTTCTAATTCATCAAATAATTCATGCCCTTTTTTAAGGAAAGATCCTGCTAATTCATATCTTTCATTTAACTCAAAGAAAGGTACTGCTCCTAATAAATGAACAGCTAAAAAGAATTTAAGTTGATATTCATCGCACCATTCATACATTATTTTTTCAGCTTCTTTACAGAACTTACTATATTTTTTATTAGGGTTATTGTATATATGGGACTCATATTCCATTACAAATGATTGCATAAGCTTTCCATAATCATAATAGTTTTGTTCTTCAGTTCCTCTTGGATCAATAAATAAGAAGTCAGAATCATGAAGAATGTTACTTACTGTTAAATCACCATGAACAAATCCCCATGCAGATATTGCATCAAAGGTACCTTCATATGTATATCCTGTTCTTAATTGTAACTTTTCAAAATAAGATTCTGTTTTAACATCAGATCCTACATTGTCAAATTTACCTATTATTGAAATTAAAGACTCTAATTGATCTAATGAATTTGTTATAGGCTGAACTAATATCTTATCATACCAAGTTGGAAACCTTTTCATTTCATAACTTGTTTCTGATAAAGGTTTAACATCAATAAAGTTAGGATGATCACAGCACATTAGAAATTCCATTTGTTGTTTAAACTTTTCTGGATAATGACCTGCTTCTTTAATTACTTTATTACCTTGGAGAAATACTTTATCTCCACTATTCCCTATTAAAATTTTACTATTATGCATTTTATTCCTAGTTTACGTGCAAAAGTTGAATCAACATCAGAGTCTCCTACCATTAAGAAGTCTTCTTTATTATATTGTGGAAACTTTTCCAATATTAAATGTCCCATATCTGGGGATGGTTTTTTATTTGGTACATCCTCTCTTGTATAAATGTAATCAAATAATGAAGGATCTATTTGGTGGTAGCTCATAATTCTATCCACATTTTCTCTAGAAGAATTAGAGGCTATTACTAAATTTTTAAATACTTTACTCTTACACATGTATAAAAGTAGTTCATTTACTTTTGTTTTATGTAAACTTTTTGAAAATATTTTCTTTTTATATTTTTGAGCTAACTTACTTTCTTTTGCAGTTAATTGATACTTTTCTAATAAAACATCCATACCATAATTAATATCAGCAAGAATTGCATCTAATGGTATTTCTATATTTAAGACCTTTTCTAATGCCTTTCTCCAAGAATCAGCATGAATCTCAATAGTTTTAACTAAAGTATCATCAAAATCTAACATTAAACATTTTTCCATATAATTCCTAATTTATTATTATATGGCAAAATAAACAAATGTTTTAAGAGTGCTAGAGATATTTTAAGACAAAAAAAGACCGCCTAGATGGCAGCCTCTTTTTTATTAAACTTTATTTATATTAAAGACTATTCTTAGTTTCTTGTACGTGTATTCTTACTTCTTGTGCTAGATTTTTAATATCTTGCATAGTTTTACGAATTCTAACAGCAGCAGCTTTATTTCCTTTTACATAAAATTTATCTACGTCTTCATTACAAGCTTCGATTAATGCTTTAATTTCTTCAAATTTTTCCATAATAATTATTTTTAGTTATTTAATCTATATATTCATCACTAGAACTTGCCTTCACGGTTTCTGTAAAAACTTGTTACTTTAGGAATGTACATATAATTCTTATTTTTGTCACGCACGTTTTGCATAACTCTTTTAAACATATCCCAATCAGCTGGTAAAACTCCACCTGATCCAGTTGGAGCACCTTTTAATTTAGGAGCAGTGTTTTTCTGTTGATCTGGATTTCTATAAGTTAAATTTCCAGTTATGCTTGGTCTCCATGATACTGCTGAATGAGATGTATCATTAGCGCCATAACCTTTATTATTTAAATCCATATCATATTCTTTTTGAGGTTGCATAAATACTTTCTTGGAAGTATTATGAGCTGTTACTTTCTTTTTACTTCTTGTAAATACAAATCCTAAATCAGGATATTGTGAATAAGCTTTAGCTAATAGCTCTAAGTGATTAGGGGCCCATTTATCATCATGATCTATTCTAACGATATAATCACAACCGTCTTTCTTAGCCATGCTCAGTGAGTCATTAAGTGCACCACAACCTGCAGTAAAGCGGATTTGTTTAGTAGACCATTTTTTATTATTTCTTTCACCGGGAGTCGATCTATTCTTATACTGTATTTGATTATCAGGAATAATTTCTTTCATTACTTCTTTAATCTCGTTTTCATCACCTTCATATTTATCAGCAGTCAAATAAATTTTCCAATTTTTATATTTCTGAGCTTTAATAGAATTAAGAGCTTCTTTTAATACACCTGGAGTAGTCATATGTTTAGCTCTAGATTTATTTGCCCTACCACCACTCATATCATGGGTAGCCATCACTATACCAAATTTAATATCATTATCTATTTTAGAACTTAAATTCTTTTCTAAAAGAATCTGAAAATTTTCTTGTCCTATATAAGACTCTAATAAATTATATTCTTTAAAGGTTATCATTTATTAAAAAATGTTTTTATAGACTTTATTATTCTTTTTATATCTTTATTTGTAAGATCTGAACCTGAAGGTAAACAAATACCTTGTAAGAATAATAAAGAACTGTTTCCATTTATATATTTTCTATAACCTTGCATAACTGGTTGTTCATGCATTGGCTTCCATATTCTCCTAGCTTCAATATTATCTTTTTCTAAATGAGAAATTAAATCTTCTGGTTTATCCTCACCTTTTAAAAGAGCACAAGTTAACCACATATTAGACCTATCAGTTTCCCTCTCTTCTTGAAATGAATAAAAATATTCACTTAATTCTTTTTTGTAGATTTGATTTATTTCTCGAGTTCTTTTAATACGATCTTCAATTACTTCCATTTGGCCTACGCCTATTGCAGCTAAAACATTGCTCATTCTATAATTGAAACCTATTTCAGTATGATGGTAAAAAGGTTTCTTGTCTTTAGCTTGTGTAGAGAGATATCTCATATAATCAGCTTTCTTTTTATCATTAGTTACAATAACCCCACCACCTGAGGTAGATAATAACTTATTTCCATTAAAAGAATAAACACCAATAGGGCCAAAGGTTCCTGTATGCTTATCATTAAAAGTAGATCCCAGGCTTTCTGCGGCATCTTCAATAATAGGTATGTCATATTCATCTGATAATTTTTTTATTGCATTCATATTACAAGGAATTCCAAATATATGAACGGGAATTATTGCTTTTGGTTTTTTACCTAAACCTGCGGAATTGAGGATTGCTTTTTCTAATAATAAAGGATCCATATTCCATGACCCTTCATCAGAATCAATAAAAATAGGCTCTGCTCCACAATAAAGTATAGGATTAACAGTTGCTACAAAAGTTAATGAAGAACATAAAACAAAATCTCCTTCTTTTACATTAAGTGCTTTTAATGCTAAGTGTATACCTGCTGTTGCAGAAGTGACAGCAACTGCATATTTTGAATTAGTATACTCCTTAACTATATCTTCAAACATATTAAGATGAGGTCCAATTGGAGCAATCCAATTATCTTTAAATACATCTTTAATATATTTTAATTCATTACCTGACATATGAGGCGGTGATAAGTAAATCTTTTTCATAATTTTATTTTAACAGGATTACCATAAGCAGTTATTTCATCAGGTAAATTTTTTGTAACAACTGAGCCTGCACCAATCATACAATTTTTTCCAATTTTAATATAAGGTAGTATCACTGCACCTGCACCAATAAATGTACCTTCTCCAATTTCTACACCACCGCATAATGTTGCATTAGGTCCTATAAAACTAAAATCACCTAAAATACAATCATGGTCTATAGAGGCAGCAGTATTAATTATACAATGTTTACCTATTTTAGTTCCAATTTGTATTGTAGAATTATGTAATATTTGAGAACCTGTTCCGGGTGTAATATTCCTGTCCAAAATAGCCGATTTATCAATTACCGTAATATAACAATCATTTCCTAACAATTCTGCTATTCTTTTTCTTGAATTATTATTACCAATAGCAATTAACCATTTACCTTCTATGTTATTATTATAAGGATCAAAATCACCAACCTCTTTTTCATAGCTACTATCATTCCAAAATTTTAGTTGTGTTGGATCTAGATCATGAGTTTGATACAAAAGAGAACTTACCACTTTTGCGTGACCGCCATTTCCATAAATATTAATCATTATATAATTCTTTTAATCCACTCCTCCAAAGAATATCTCCAAAACTTAAATGTTTAAAGCATTCTTTAAAATTATGTTTAATTTCTTTTTCTTTTGAGTTGTAAAACTCAGAAGTTAATTTATCACTGGTTAAGATATCGTACAATTCCTCGGCAGTATTAAAAAATATCATGCCATTTGTATTAAAACCTTCCCATTGTTTAGTATCTTTATGTCCCCATACTATAGGAATAGTACCAGTTAACATACAATCTAAATGTTTCTCTGTTAAAAAATAAGGAAATTCATTTTCTACAACTATTTCATATCTATAATCTTTTAATACATCAATCTTTTTTGCAGGATTATTCCAATCAACTGTCTTAGGTATTTTATTTTTTATATAGTTCCTAGCAGCATGCCTTAATTGATGACCTTCTAATCCAAAGTTTTTATTAGACCATATAGCTGTAACATTTTTACTTTTATTATAAATCTTCCTTTCATTAGAATCAATAAAAGTTCTGGAACCAGCTATGTAATACCTATATTTTTCAGGATATTTACCTGAACCTTTCCATGAAGGATAATGAACAAATATTAAATCAAATAAATTTTCATTTTCTAAAATCCATTGATGTAAAGCTTTATTAAAACTACAAGGTTCCATTTGAACCATTACTTTATATTTTTGTGATGAATTTTTAACAATAGTTTCTAAATTATTTAAAGAACCGTCGTAATCAACAAAAACAGCAACATCACAAGGATCATTAAACCAATTCAAATACTGACTAGGTGTTGATGGAGATATACCTGCTCTTTCTTCTGGTCCAAAATTCCACTTATCCCAATATAAATTTACATTTTTCTTATTCATTATGTTCTCTTTTAAATTCTGGAACTATGCTCTTAACTAATAGGATTATTTTATAAAAATCATTAGACCTTATTTTAGATAATTTTTCTATTTTAGGTATTAACGTTTTAAAATCATACTCTTCATGATTTAACTTCATTATATTTTTATCTTTAGTAGGTACCATATTTTCTCCATTACAAAGTAACTCTTCGTATAGTTTTTCACCTGGTCTTAATCCTATATATTTAATTTTAGATTTACTCTTAAAATACTTTATTAAGCTTTTAGCCAAATCTGTAATACTTACAGGTTCTCCCATATCAAATAAAAATACTTCTCCACCATTTCCTAATACACTACCTTGTAATACCAATTGGCATGCCTCAGGAATAGTCATAAAATATCTAATGACTTCTTTATGAGTAACACTAACAGGACCTCCTCTTTCAATTTGCTTTATAAATGTAGGAATAACAGATCCTTCAGAACCTAACACATTACCAAATCTTGTAACTATAAATTTAGTAGATGATTTTGTTTCTAAGAATTGAGTATATAATTCAGCTATTCTTTTCGTGGCACCCATTATATTTGTAGGATTGACTGCTTTGTCTGTGGAGACCATTATAAATTTATCTACCTCATTCATATATGAAATGTTTGATACATTCATTGTACCTAATACATTTGTTTTGATTGCCTCTACAGGATTAGATTCCATCATAGGAACATGTTTATATGCAGCAGCATGAAAAACAATATTAGGTTTAAATGAATCAAAAACTTCTTCTAATCTATACTTATCCCTAACATCACCTATTACATACTTTATATGAGAATTTGGATTTGATCTACTAATCTCTTGTTCTAAATGAAACATTGATGCTTCAGCATTATCAAAGACTGTTACCGTAGAAGCACCGAATGAAACAAGTTGTCTTACTATTTCACTACCTATTGAACCTGCACCACCAGTAACCAGGATTCTTTTACCCTTAATAAAGCCTTCTATTAGACCAAGATCAGTTACTATAGGTTTACGATTTAATAGCTTAGAATAATCTAGATTCATATATTATTTATTAGCCATCACAGCTGATACACTCCTCCATTGCACTAGCAGCAATATCACCTCTTAATACTGATTCTGTTCTCATATAGTATAAAGTTTTTATTCCTTGCTTCCATGCTTCAAGATGAACTTGATTAATCCATTTAGGAGTAGCTTCTTTAGGAAATGCTAAATTTAAAGAAACTGCTTGATCAACATATTGTTGTCTTACTCCACCTTGTCTTACAAGATCTAATTGATTTATTTCTTTAAATGTTTTAAACACTTCTTTAAAAGGTACACCTTCTTGATGTTCTGGTACATCTTTACATTTAATTAACATTCCTTTTAAGAAACACCAATCATCTAAAAATTTAAGACCTTGTACAGACCCACCATCTGCCATGATTTTATCCCATACTCTTTTATTATCATGCCCCATTTTATCTAAGTAACCTAATAGCTGCTGATTCTTTCTAATGAAAGTTCCTTTAGCCGATTGATCTGTCCATATATTTGCAGGTACTGGTTCAATACCAGCAGATATACCACCTGCTAATTTGGAATTAGAAACTGTTGGTGCAACTGCTCTTAAGTGAGTATTTCTAAAGCCTGTATCTCTACACCATAACGGTTCTCCGTATTCTTCAGCAAGATCCCGGCTTGCTTTTTCACTTTCTATCTTAATTTGAGAAAATATATTACGAGTTTCATATTGAGCTTCTAACCCTTCAAATGCGATACCTCTCTGTTGTAAATAAGTATGCCACCCTAAGACTCCTAAACCTAATGCTCTACCTTTTTCAGCAGATCTTACAGAATTTTCAAACCCTTTCCTGTATTTTGCCTTTTGTAAAAATTCTTCAAGTACACCATCTAAAAACCAGGTTGCATCATAAATAAGATTAGTGTTTTTCCATTCATCATATTTAGAAAGATTAAGAGAACTTAAACAACAAACAAAAGAATGATTTTCATCAGTATGCAAAACTATTTCAGAACAGATATTAGTCATAAATACTTTTAAACCATTTTTCTTATATGCATCAGGATTTTGTTTATTAACATTTCCTCTATACATAATATAAGGTTGGCCTGTTTGTCTTCTTTTTCTTTGTACAGCTGCATATCTTTTTCTAGATTCTGAATCTCCTTCTAAAACATTTCTCATAAACTTATCAGAAATAACTACACATTGATTAGTGTTTAAACATTGTCTATTAATATCCCCTTTAGGTTCTCTAATTTCTAACCATTCCCAAAAATCACCATGTTCAATATTTAAGTTAGTACTTGCAGCACCTCTTCTTACTGCTCCTTGATTAGTTGCAAGTATTGTAGAATCATTAATTTTAATAAAAGGTACTACACCATCACTTGTTCCATTATCTGTAATTTCTGCTCCTGCTGGTCTAATTTGATTATGACAAACACCAACACCGCCGCCGTGCTTAGCTAATAGCATTAACTCTAGATTCTTTTGTCCTATATCATTAATAGAATCCGCTACATCAATACCAAAACAACTAATAGGTAAACCTCTTTCACTTCCAGTATTACTTAATACAGGAGAGGCTAGATTCAGCCAGCCCTTCCAAATGTATTTCATAAACTTATCTGCCATTTCTGGTTTCTTAAGCCTATTAGCTACAGTTGTTGCTACTCTCCAATAAGCATCCTTTGGAGTTTCTCCTGGTAAACAATACCCTCTTGATATTGTATTTAGATAAACATCGGTATGTCCCCATTCAGGATAATCAACGCCTCTTTCCCAACCTAATTCATTTTCTATTTGATCTGCTGTCATTCTTTTTATTTTTAATTATTACCAAATATCATCCCAATCATCACCTTCACCTGCTTTTGCATAATCAGTAGGTCTGATTGCAAAAAAGTCAGTATGAGTATGACCACCTGTCAAATGATAAAACCAGTCTAGAGCATCGGCTGATTTTTCATCATATTCAAATACTGGATCTAATCCTAATTCTTGTAATTTTTCGTTTGTTCTTCTACAAATAAAATTCTTTAAATCAACTGCTTTTAAATTTTCAATATCACCCATTTCAAAAATCTTATCAATATAATTATGTTCCATATCTACAATTAACTTTGCAGCTTCATAAATAGATTCTTTAACTTCATCTCTCAAGCCTTCATCTTCAGAACACATATGATTAAATAATCTGCACCCCATTGTTGAATGTAATGATTCATCCCTTACTGACCATTTCATTTGTTGCCCAATACCTTTTAAAAGATTTCTCATTTGAAAACTATATAAAACTGCGAAAGAACTGTAAAGAGATACACCTTCTGCAAATGCAGAAAATATTGCAAGACTTCTTGCAACTTCTTTCCTAGAGCCTTTTACATTAGCTAATAAATCTTTATCAGTATAGTCGGCATTTGTAGACATTAAAAAGTCAAATTTATCTGCCATAGAAGGTTCATGTAAAAATGCAGCAAAATCTTCAAGGCCTAATGTTTCATTTAAATAACTATATGCTACTGCGTGAATAGTTTCTTGAGATCCAAACATCATAGCCATTTGTCTTATTTCATGTTTAGGAAACCATTTTGTAACCATCCCAGTCCAATAATCAGATACTGCACATTCAGTTTGAGCAAACCCTAAAAGTATATTTCCAACTAAGTTTTTTTCATGTGGTTTAAGATTTTCATTCCAATCTTTTACATCGCCTTGCATTGAAATTTCTGTATGTAACCAAAATGCTTGTGCTTGTAATAACCATCCTTCAGTATAATATTCAGGATATTCAAAAGGTTTATATTCGACGCGTTCAGTGAAAAGTTTGCTCATAGTTTTTTATTATTTTAGACAAAACATGCAACCCAGAATATTTAGTTGCATGCCATTAGTTAGTATTGTTTTTTATTTATTCTAATTAAGACATGAGTTTTAGTCATTGTCTTGTTTTTTTAACTCTTGCTCTAAATCATAAGCTTCTTGTTGAAGTCTAAATGATTCTTTCTTATATTCCCTTCTTTGATCATAAAGTCTAGTTAATACATCTTTTAAGATTGATCTCTCAGTACTATAAACAGCACCTGTTACTGACACAATCCTATCATCACCTACTTCTCTATCTCTAATTTCTGGTTTTACTTTTCTAATAAAACTTTCCGGAGAAACATTTAATTGTCTCATAATAGAAGGATATAGTGAAGCAAAATCAAATGCAGCTACAGCATTATGCATTCCAGTTTTTGGTTCTTTTACGAATGCACCTTCAAATTGTTGTCTTTTTGTTGGTGGTGCTTTAGGATCCTTTGCCATTACTAAATCTCTAGTTAAAAATTCTCGAGCTAACAACGCTTCAGTAATTGCTACGGGTGATGCTGCTTTAAATATACTAATCTGAGTCATATGAGCAATAGTTAAAGCAATTTCCATTGTTTTAATTTTTTCATGAATTAAATAAACTAATGCAGTATCTACCGCATTATAGAAAATATATTTAGGATAATCTTTTTCATACATATCCTGTATAGTTCCTTCATATTTAATTTTTCGGATTCCTACAACAGCTTCACCTACAGTATCTAGTTTAAAATCTTCTTTAATATCAACAGTCCTATCCCACTTTGCATAAATATCTAAATAATCCATTACACCTACGTGGCATGGAAATTCATGTTTACCGAATGTTCTTCCAATGGGAGATGCGATAGATGGATCTATTCCTAACTTCTTACAGCGATTTACAATATATTGCCAGTCAAATTGAACATAATTCCAACCTGTCATCATAGAAAACTTTTTAACAAAGGAATCCATAAATGTATATAACATATCATATTCATTCTTAAAGCATTTAAAAATAAATGAAAACTCTTCGCCTATACCTTTAAAATGTTCATCAATTTGTTTTTGTATTTTAGATTGTACAGATCTTTCTAAATCCTTTGTAGCTAAAACTATACACTGCTTATCTGGTGTTACTATACATATAGCCGTTACTGGATTAGGTGCCTTGCTTGGTTCAGGAAATGAATCAGTTACCTCAACTTCAATATCCACAAAAAATGTTTTAGGAAAATGATAACCAAATATAAGCTCTCTATCAGAAAAAGATAGTTGATCCATATATTCAATAATTCTATACTTGTTAAGCCATCGTGATTTTACTTTTTTAACTGAACGCCCATCCCAGTTTTTAATTTTAGGATCTGCTTTAGTATCACCACCATCACAAACTTCCCAGTTAAACATATCTTCTGGTTGAAGATCATA